TAAGTAGGTTCTGACGCGCTCGATCTAGCCGTTCTGAAATCTGTTCGAGGTCGCGATTCACCTTGGCTCTTTCGGCATCGAGATACTTCTTTTCGCCTTCCGACACGGACTTCTCTCCCAACTGCCGTAGGGCCTCAAACGCCCGTGCTTGCTTGGCAGCGATGTCTTGGACCACATCCCGTTCAGTCTCCATCGCATGCACAAGTTCCGAAAGAGCTATATAGGCTTCGAACCTCCGCTCTCGCACCCACTTTTTGTGCTCGCGACGATTTTGTATCCATGCCCCGACGAGCCCCGACAGCACGGTCAGCAACACTGACAAAATCGGAATAAGCGCCAGTACGATCGGTTGCACCGTTACTTCACTGTTTTGTCCAGCTGCGATAATCACGCACCTAGCGTAGCGGTTGACGGCTTTTGCCCCCGCTTCCACCGCGCAGGACAAAACCGCCCCTCCCCGGGGCCCGTGAGGGCCAGCCGAGGAGGGGCGGAGTCATACGTAATTCGACGCGGCAGCCGTAACGGATGTTTACGGTCACAGCTCGCGGGTACGCGAGGCGGTATCGACGGCGGCGACGGTCGACGGGAGCGGACCCGCAGGCGGCGCGACGGGCGCCGAGCGGGGCGCGGATCCGAGACCGAGACGCTTGAGCCAGGCGTCGACGGCGGGGATCGCCATCACACGCGACAGCGCCGCCGACAGCGCAGCGGCGGCCGCGATCACGCCAGCAGCCCACGCGACCACAGGGCCGGGTAGGACGTCGGCGAGCGCGTCGAGGATCTGCGGTGCGACGACGACCGCGACGGCGAGGATGCCCGCGCCGGTCACGATCACCTGCGCGACGGTACGGATCGCGCGCTGCGCCTTGAACCAGATCTCGCCCGAGGCGAGCTTCTGAGGGCCGGTCATGGTGTCTCCTTCGAGATTCGGATAACGGTGGACTCGACGCGCTGCATGCGCTGGTCGAGTGCCTGGTCGTCGGATCGGAGTTGGCGGACGTCCTGGCGGAGTCCGCCGACGTCGCGCTGGGTGGAGCGCATAGCGCGCATGACCTCGTCGTGGCGATCGCGGGCGGCTTTGTCGCGCTCGTCGAGTTCTTCGCGCAGGTTGCGGTCACCATGGTCGTTCTCGACGTGGTGCCGAACCCGGCCGACGGTCGCGGCGGTTTCTCTCACCTCGCCGCGGAGCTTGCCGACGCTCTTGCCGACGAGGACGGAGACGACACCGAGCGCCGCGACGATCACGGCGCCTGTGGCTGTGACCGTCGCGACTGCGACCTCGGAGTCGATCGCGAGTACTTCCACCGGGTCAGCCCTTCGGGGCGCCGATGGCGTCGCACAGCTCTTCGAACTGCGCCCACGTCACCGAGGGCACCTTCTTGAGCGTGGGCGGCGTGACGAGGTTGGTCGCGCCGGCCGCGCGGAGCTTCTTCACAAGCGCCTGGCGGCCGGCGTACTGCTCGGGGCTCTTGAAATTCGTCTTGCCGCCGGCGCGCAGGTGCACCACGGTGCCGTCGGGTGCGAGTACGTAGGCCTCCATGAGGTCCCCCTTCGTTGATGCGGCCGCGGTTCCGCCGCCGCCAGTGGTTGATTCGCCGCCGACGTGTTCGGACAGCCATGCGTACGGGTCGACCTGGCCGTAGTTGCCCGCGTGCCAACGGTCGGTAATCACGATCTCCAGGTGGTGGTGCTTTCGCCACGGCGCGGGGTTGCCTGCCCCGTCGGTTAGCCCGCTGTAGCCCGTATCTATGAGCGGGTCACCGGCGCGCACTCGGTCACCGACAGACACGCGTGGCGTCGCAGAGTCGGTGTGCAGCGACCGACTGAGAAAGCCGTCATGCATCACCCACACCATGAACCCGGCGACGGGCTTCCATCCGAGCTCGGAGTACCAGCCGACGAAGACGACCTCGCCGTCGGCGATCGCGTGGATCGTGTCGTATCCGACGAGGTCGACGCCGAGGTGCCAGGTGGAGGCGTCACCGTAGGCGCCGGATCCGCGCGGGCCGTATGGGCTCGACACGGCGGGCGGGGTTGTGAGGCCGTTAGGCCAGAGGATCGCCACAGCGGCTCCTTTCAGGGATACGGAGAGCCCGCCGTTACCGACGGGCGTAACGGTTCGGTCGCGATACGCGCGTCGAAAGATCAGGCCGCATATATTGGAGCCATGACCGTGCCGCGCCTAACCTTCCGAGGCTGGGTTAATCGCTATGTGCTGCGCTTGGAATGCGCACACACGTATCTCGGCCAGCCCAGCCGGACAGGGCCCACGGGGAATGTCTACGCGCGGTGCGAGGTGTGCGGAGCGGAAGTACAAACGACAGCGCGAGGCTGAGAACTTGTTATGAGGTCGTGACACCCCAGGGGACGATCTGGTAAATCGAGTCCGGCGCACCATGTTGAGATAGATATTCCGGCTTAACGACGCGCTGACCCGACTGGATTGTTTTGACTTCACCCACGCCAGCGAAGAAGCGGATCGCCTGGCCCGACGCCGCTCGAGGACTCGCCATCGTGCTCGTCGTCCTCTACCACTCCGTGCTCTACCTGCGACAGCAAGACCTCGCCGACGCCCACTGGGGCCCGGCGATGGAGATCCTGCGCAGCATGCGCATGCCGCTGTTCTTCGCCGCAGCAGGCCTCTTCGCCGGCAAGTGGGCTGTCGCGAAATGGCGCGACGTGCTGCACGCGAAGGTCGCACTATTCGCGTGGGTGTTCGTCGTCTGGGTCGTGATCCGGTGGATCTGGTACAACCTCGACAGGTTCCAGACCGTGGAGGACGGCATCGGAACCCTGTTCCTGCGCCTCGTCTGGCCGACGGGCGGATGGTTCATCTACACGCTCGCGATCTTCTTCCTCCTGCTGAAGCTCACCAACCGCGCCCCCGCATGGCTACAGCTCGCCGCCGCGGGCATCGTCTCCGTCTTCGCCCTCTCGGGCGTCATCGGCGTCGGTAACCATGCGTGGGATGGGGTGCTCGAGTACTACTTCTTCTTCATCCTCGGCGTGCACGGACGCGCAGTCCTGATCCCTCTCGTCGACCGGATCCCGCTGTGGGCGGCGCTCGTCGGCGCGCCCGTCGCTTTCGTCGTCATCGCGGGGCTGATGTATCTCGACATCCACAAGCTCTTCGGCGGTGCGTTCGTCGTCCGCATCATCGGTCTCGGGGCGGGCCTGCTTCTCGCGCGCATGCTGTCATCGTGGCGACTCCTGCGCCATCTCGGACAGAACACGCTCCCGATCTACATGCTCCACTCGCTCCTGATCGCGTCGATATGCACGCTCCTCGCCGCCGGCCCCACCCTGCCGGGACCGGTCCAGCTGGTGACGCCGATCCTCGTCGCCGCTGTCGCATTGACGATCTCGTACTACGTGGGCGTGTGGGCGGCGAAAACACCCGCGACATCATGGCTGTTTGATCTTCCCGCGCCGATCGCGCGACGGCCTGCCACACGCCGTTCATCGCAGGCGTCACCGTCAAGAGAGTGAGGATGGGGCCATGAGTGTCGTTTCTCAGACGCGGATATCGTCGCCCCAGCGCATCCCGTAGTAGGCCATGAGGTTCTTGATCTCCGCGTTCCGATACTCCGTCAACATGGGCGACGGGGAGATGAGCACCTCTGCCACGTCGATGTTTTGGAGCAGATCGGCGGCCGTGGTGTTACGACGCTGACCCACCTGGAACGTCCCGAAGGGGCGGTTCGGGGCAATGTCCGTCGTGCTCTTGAACTGCAGGTCGACGCCGATGTTCACGGCAGTGGCGGTGCGGGTCACCGTGAACACGTGCCATTCAGTGTCAGGCACCCACGGGTGTGTCGCCTGCTTCCCATCGGACGTGGAGTACACGTAGCGGAGCCGTTCAGTCCCGCTCGGGAACAACGTCAGATCCCACCTATCGGAACCAGTCGGGCCGTTGTAGAAGATCGTCTGTGTCCCCACCGTGTCCAGCAGGCGAGCAACAACCATGATCGTGGACCCGTCCTGCGACGACGCGAGCATACCCGTGCGAAGTGCGTCGCCAGCCCGGATCTCCGCGAAGGAAAAACCCGTCCCGCTGCCGCGCTTGACAGGCGCACCAGTCACCACCGGAGTCGTACCGGTCTGCGAACCAGCACCCTGCGGCATCTGGGTGATAGGGGCGCCGAGAGCGTCGGGGGAATCTCCCGGCACCATTCGAGCCGACGGGTAACGGTTCACCAGAGGAGCAGACCGGTAATAGTCCGGACTCGCCAGCGACTGAGGCACAACATGCGCAACCATCAGAGCCCCCGCTTCCTGAGCTGGAATGCGATCTCGTGACCCAAAGCCGTCGAACATGCGGCAGTGAAATGGATCTCGTCAGACATGATCTGAGGCGGCGGCGCGTCGAGAGCCATGTTGCTCAGATCCGCAGACGTCGGCGTGAGACCCATGTCGTAGATTGCACGATGGACCAGCCACTCCCGCACGTCCCAGAACTCGTCTGGATACTCCGACGCTCGCCGGGCGTTGATCGCTCGGATCGTGGCATACGCGGCCGTGTTCGACCGCTCGGTCGTCCCGTTCGTGATCGCCAGGATCATCTTCTTCCCGGTGAAATGAGACATGACCGCAGTATCGTCGCGCTGGATGCCGCCGGAGTCGGCGATGTTGTTTCGTCCCGACCAGTAGATCAACGGCATGCGGGAGAACCCGACACCGCTGCGGTTTCGAGGATCCGGCGCGACCGTGAAGTGTGCGCCCGCCGGACTCGTGACAGGATCTCCGGCCTCCGCGCGGACGAATCGCGGCGTCGGATTCGTTGCAGACTTGAACCAGAACGTGCCAAGAACTCCGGACAGCCATCCCCTGACGTACCACTGCACAGACGTCGTACGCCACGTCGACGACGGAGACACGGCCGTCACGTTCACGCTCCCAGACGCAGGGATCGCACCGCCCTCCACCGTCATGTCCACAGGCAGAGCGCCCAGCCTGAATGCGATCTCTGTCGAGGACTGACCCGCCTGGCCAAGATCGACGGTCTGAATGAACGTATCCTCGGCGAGGACGGATACCCAGTTGTCATTCGCCGTGAGGGAATCGCCGGCGCAGATGATCGGCCCCGCAAGAGGTGTCGCCTCCCCGCCCCCACCGATGCCACCATTGCCACCGGACAGATCGAAGCCGAGTTCCTGGAGGGTCCGGGCGATGAGGCGACCTGACGTGTTCGTCGGCGCGCCATCGCGAGCACGTGCCTCCAAGAACGTCGCATAGCCATTCTTGTCACGCCAGTGGATGAACGGGTCTCCCATCGTCATCCACGGGTATGCAGGGTCCGAACGGCGCGCGACATCAGCGTTTTCCAGCGCGGCATCAACGGCGGCCTCCGCGGCGGCAACGACCGTCGCATCGCCGGCAATGATGCCTGCAGCGATCGTCTGCAACAGCTCTATCAGCGCAGCCCGGAACTCCGACGTCGATGTGCGCGTGATCGTCGCCATAGACCCATCCGTTGCGAAACGGACACGCTCAATCTTGATCAGCGGCATCAGGCGACCCCCTCCACATATGTGCCCTGCGGCACCCACGGCTGCCAAAACCCGTCGTTGGCTCCCGTGATATCGATGTAGACCACGTCATCTCGGTTTCGCAACGTCCACGGCGGCTCACCGAGCCCGTAGTAGAAGGCACTGAACTTCACCACGCCAGGAAGCTCTGAGATCGGACCACCCGCGGCCGGGTAAATCGGCTCCCACTCGCAGTACCCGTAGGAACGCTTCTCCACCTGTTCGTCAGCCTGCGACGGATCCGAGAGCCACCGCATGAACGGGACGTACAGCAGGTCCGCCCCCGTCTCAAGACGCACCTCGCCTGCACCAGTCGAAGCGTTCAGCGTCCCCTTCACCTCCCGCGCAGTCATCATCCCCGACGCGAGAGACGACTTGATTGGACGGAACCAGACTTCTGGTTTCAGTCCCGCCGGGACGACCTGCCGGTTGTGATCCCACGCGTTGTACGTGACGGTCACGAGTGCCATAGCGCCTCCTCGGCGAATCGATATCTTGAAGCTATGTATGACTGGATCAACGCCGCGATCGCCGCCAGCGCCGCCCTCGTCGGTACGTTTGTCGGATCATGGACGACCTTGCATCTCGGCCGCCGCGAACGGTTCGAAGCTCAGGAACGAGAGCGCCGCACCGCGTTCCGCTTGGAGCTCGACACATATCTCGATCGAGCGAAGGAATATGTCGAAGCCCAGGCATTCGCCGAACGTCCGGGCGACGAGGCAACCGTCTGGAATGCGAGTTACAGGGCTAGTGCAGCACGGGTCGCGCTCTCGTTGTCTGCCGAACGCGTATCGCTCTTGCTCCAACACGATGAAACCGAGATCCGGGCGATCCTCCTGATACCCGGAGCGCTAGCACGAAGCGGTGAAGTTCCTGCAGCAGCGGTCGACGCCGTGATTAACACCATTGGCCGCTGGCACCGCGGAACCCTGGCGACCAAGGATGTTGTGTCCTTTTTCGAGGAGCGACTAGCCTCTTCGGACGTCGTCCTTCCGCAGGGATGGCACCGGGCATGACCACAGCACTAATCTGGGTTTCATGAAGGCTTTGGGTTGGATCGCGTCTGCCGCCGCCGCTGTCGTCGTCGTGGGCGGCGGGATCTGGGCGGCAACGACACTGCCCGCGAGCGATGAGGCGACCGAGCCCGAGACGGCCTACACCGGGTCATACGAACCCGTCGAAACCGAGACGCCCGAGCCGAGCGTGGAACCGACAGAAGCAGTCGAGACGCCGGCCGCGGATCCGTCGGAAGTGCCTGTACCCGTCGAGCCGACGCCCGAGGCGAGCGGCGCCGAGGACGCATTCCTAGAAGCGGCCCGCATCTACCCGGCGATTGAAGACCTCGAGATGAGCGATGCCGAGATCCTTGAAGCCGGGTGGCAGGCATGCGCCTATGTCGCTGAGTACGGCACGACGAACCTTCCCGATGACATCTGGGTGATCGATTCGGGGAGCGCCGGTATCCGCAACAGCTTCACCGCGACCGCAGACGAACTGCTCTGCGGCTGATCACTCAGAGATCACGTCGCGCGGGTTGACCTTCACGCCGTCGACCTCGACCTCGAAGTGCAGGTGAGCTCCGAAGCTCGCGCCTGTGTTGCCGACGAGCCCGACGATCGCACCCTTTCCAAGCGCCGTACCTGCAGCGACGCCGGGATCCTGCATATGGGCGTAGTGGGTGCGGATCCGCTGTCCACGGATCATGCCGTGGTCGATCCAGACCTCGTTGCCGTAACCCTCGGAGTATCCCGACGAGGCGACTACGCCACTGCCCGCAGCAGGAATAGGCGTGCCCGCTGGCGGCGCGAAGTCCATTCCTTCGTGCATACGTGGGCCCGTACCGTCCGGGTGCTCGCGCATCCCGAATTCGGACGTCACCGTGGCGAGCGAGAAGGGGAACTCGAGCGGCCCGCCCAATGGGCCACCCATTCCCGGGTCGACGGTCTTCCAGGTTCCGTCGCGTGAATCCCATGCCATCCATCGCAGGTACTCGAGGTCTCCCTCTACCGCGGGGGTTGGCCGGGTAGAGGTGAACTCGGGCGCGACGAACGCGATCTTGTCGTCGCGCAGGGTGATCGCGTTGGAGCCGTTCCCGGACACGAGTTCGATCTGTCCTGGGACTGCTCCGGAGTTGAACGCATAGATCTGCGCGCCATTGGCGAACGTCACCGAGCCACCACGACCGGTCGGGTCAATCGTGAGGTTGCCGGCGGTGACCTTGCCCGTTGTGCCGTCAAGGGTGACCTGCGCAGCCCCCGTACCGACGGTCACCTTGCCGCCGGCGCCTGGGGTGATGAGCACGTTCCCGACCTTGATGCGCCCGCCGCTCAGCACTTCGATGTCTCCGAAGACCTGCGCGTTGCCGTTCAGTTCGAACGGGCCGTTCTGAGTCCACTTGCCCTCTGCGACGACGTCGCCGGTGATCGCGCCGTTGCCGACGAATCGCCAGGTGCCTACGATCTCGACGCGCCCGCCGGAGTCGACACGGAGGAGCCCGCCGATGAACCTCAGCCGCCCCTCCGTGATGGAAGAGTTGCCGAGCTGCGCGCCGGACTCGACGAACTCGACGCGGCGGATCAACTGCTGGATCCATGACCAGGCGTCCTTGAGATTACGCAGCACTCTGCACCTCCACACCGATCGCCAGGCTGTTGATATTGCCGCTCGTCGCAATGACGCGGATCTCGTGAATGTCGTCAGGGATGATCGGGTCACCCTTTGACGTGATCGCCCACGCCCGGCCCGGCACGGCGTGCTCAGCGCCCCATTTCTCGGAGAGCCGGTACCGCCCGATCGACCACTGGTAGAGCGGATCCTGATCCTCGAGAAGACCGGCAACTGTCGCAGCCTGCAGGCGGGCGCCGACGAGCCCGGGATAGGACTTCTTCGTGTCACGGATGATGATGTCCTGGCCTGTCGTAGAGCCTGCCCACGCGGTGTGCTGGTCTTGTTCCATGCCGTCGCCGAGACCTTGCACGCCCGTCACCTCGAGGGATCCGTCGCACTCGTACTCGACACCATCGATCGGAATTTCAGGCGCTTGCAGGTGGAACGCGGTGCGCGCGAAATGGATCTTGCGGTCGACGATGGTCTCGAAGCGGATCCGCGTCCGACCATTCGAGAGATACGGGCGGAGGTAGACCTCCCATCCCTCCTCCTCGATCTGCTGCAGGCAGTCCGAGATGCGCATCTTGCGCCAGAACTGCCACTTTGCGGAGATGGTGCCCTGTCCATCCGGCGGGAGGTCGATGGGGAGCGCCCATTCTGCAGACCATTGCATCGCGCGCGCGAGGACTGCGCGCACGGCGCCGGACGCTGACTTGCCTGTGATCTGTAGCGTGCCTGCCGGGTACTGGTTGACGCCGTAGGTGAGGCGCCACATCATCTCGTTGCGGAGTTCGACCGTCGAGACCGTGAGGGTCTGCGCGTCGCGGGAGTACTTCCACTTCTCGATCTTGCCGGCGTATTCAACTGTGTCGCCCCAGACCACGGCGAGGCCCCGGGCGTTCGGCCGCAGGGAGGCGACCGCGGGCGCGGGCCGGTCTTCGTCGTCCGTCTTGAAGATCGCCGTGCTGGTGCCGTCGCCCTTGAGCGAAGTATCCCAGCCATGATCGTACGGGTACACGCGGCGGATGAGGTCGCCGGTACGCATGTCATAGATCCACGTTTCATGCACCATGGCGACCTCCTAGATGTAGGTTTCGGGCAGGAGGATCCGGCCCGGAGTGTCGAGGGTGTGTCGCCACGTCGCACCGACGGGGACCGCCCAGATGTCGCCCGTGATGGTCGCCTGGTCGGTCACGTCGACGCCGTCGCGCGTGAGACGGCCCGTTCGCATGTCGAACCGCTGCAGGCCACCGGACGGAGCGCCCGCGACTTGCAGTCGGCGGCTACCCGGGGCGGTGAGCACCCACCCTGTCGGCGCTCCTGTGGGGAACTCGACGACAGGGTGCGCGGGGAAGTTTCCGTACTGGTAGACGTCGTTGATGGTCGCCGTGCCGGACGCCGGGAACCGTGTCGTCGGCCCGTACCGGCGGGGATCCGCAAACACGATCTGGATCTGGAAGCTCGCGCGCAGATACCATCCGATGCGCTCGCCCTCGTCATCGACCGATGCCGACACGACACGGCCGCGCGCGTGGAGCGTCTCGCCCTGATGGTCGACGGTGACGGCAAGCCGCTCCCCATCTCCCCCAGTGCCCGTGATCTGCCGTGCGTAGGCGCGCAGCTCGCGCTCGTTGGGCGCGATGATCCACCCGTCGATCGTGACGACGCGAGCGCCGAGCAGGACAGGCACATCATGCTCGCCGTGCTCGACCGCGCGCGCCACCTGCTCGCGCCGTCTATCCGTGATGCCCTCCCAGCCTTGGAAGCCCTTCGGCTTCACGAAGCACCCCCAGGGCTGGGAGAGGTCGGCGGGGACGCCACGGATGACGGCCCCGCCGAGGCGGATCTCGAGCGCATTGACTGGCATCAGCCACCTGCCCTTCTCGCGACGGAGGCGAGCTTCTGGCCCGCCCGTTCGACACCCACAGCGGGATCTTCATGCGCGAAATTGTTGATCTGCGTGATGCCAGCGCCCGGCGTCGACGAGCCGCCAGAGGAGCCCGCCGAGGGAGCCGAAGCAACACCGGCGGTCACGATGCCAGGCATGGTGATGACGCGCTGGGCGGCCTCGATACCGGCTGAGAACTCCTCGGTGATCGCCGCGCCCGACTTCGCGAGCTGACGCCAGCCAGCGCCCGAGAACGGGCCGCGCTTCGCCGGGCTGTGCGGGAAGAACCCGCCTACCCAGTCCATCGCGTTCGAGACGGCGTCACCCACCTTCGAGACGCCGTTCTTGATGCCCTCGCCGACCTTGCCCATCAGTTCCTTGCCCGCGTCGAGCAGAGCCGACCCGAGTCCGAGGATCCCGTCCACGAGCGCAGGCCCGAGGTCGTTCGTGATGGTGTCGAGGATCTCGGGTAGAGCTTCGACGATGCCCTGCCCGATCGCCACGAATAGATCGATGGCGCCCGCGATGAGTTCGGGGATCATGTCGATCAGCGCGAGGATCAGATCCGGGAGGATGCCGATCAGCGCGGTGATGATCTCCGGTAGTGCTTGTGCGAGACCGGTCACGAGCCCGAGGAACAGCTGGATCGCGCCGACGATGAGCTGAGGGATCAGCTCGATCAACGTCGCCACCAGCAGCGGGAGCAGGTCGACGATCGCCTGGATGATCTGTGGGATCGCGCCCACCAGTCCCAGCACGAGGCCGAGAAACAGTTGGATCGCGCCCTCGATCAGTGCCGGGAGCATCGTCAGGAGTGACTGCAGGATGACCGGCAGGAGACCGATCAGCGCCTCGATCAGAGTCGGCACGAGCACAACGAGTGCCTGCACGATGCCGAGAAACAGCTGCAGCGCACCGTCGATGATCTGCGGCAGTGCGGCGACGAGCGCGGTCACGACCTTCGGCACGAATGCGACCACGGCGTCGACGATCTGAGGGATCATCGTCACGATCGCGTCGACGAGGGTCGGCACGATTTCCGTGAACGCATCGAGCAGGGTCGGTAGCGCACCCACGATCGCCGTGACCAGAGCGAGCACCAGATCGAGCGCACCGCTCACGAGGATCGGTAGCGACTCGGTTAGTGCCGACGAGATCCCCTCAACGATCGAGGGCAGTGCCTCGACGATCTTGTCGACGAGCCCGGTCAGCAGGCCAGTGACCTGCGGGATGAGCCCCGCGATGCCGTCAGCGAGCGTGGACGGATCCACCAGGAAGAGCGCCGCCAGCACGCCGGCGAAGATCCCGACAGGGCCGGTGATGCCCGCGAACGCCCCGCCGATGAGAGGGAGGCGTGCAAGCAGCGGGCCGAGCATTCCCGCGAGACCACCGATCAGCGGCAGGAGCGCAGCGAACGTGCCAGCGATACCGCCCGTGTCGATCGTGAACCCGTCAGCGAATGCTTCGCGCATCCGGTCGAGCACGGGCAGCACCCGCTCACCGATCTGGTTTGCGACAACCTCGATGACAGGCTCGAGCGCCTTCGAGACGGCTCCAACGCCTTCCTTCACCGTCGTGAAGACATCCTTGAAGATGCTTTGGAACGGTGTGAGGATCGTCGCGCCGAGCTTCGAGAAGCTGTTGCGCATGTTCGCGAACGCACCAGAGGTGGTGTCGCCCATCGCCTGCGCGACGTCGCCCGACATGGTCTCGACGGCGCGCGTGAACGTGGCCGCGTCGACCTTGCCCTCGCTCACCATCTTCTTGAGCTCGGACTGCGGAACCTTCATCTCGTCCGCGAGGGTCTGCCAGATCGGCAAGCCTCTATCGGAGAGCTGGTTCAGTTCCTCGGTGAATGCCGCGCCGTTCGTCTGGACACGGTTGAGGATCGACCCCATTTCCGCGAGCGGAGTGCCTGCGGCTGCCGACGCCGCAGCGACGGTCTTGAGGTACTTCGTCAGGTCTTTGCCCGGCTTGATACCGGCCGCGACCGCTGAGGCGGCGACGTTCGCCGAGTCTGCGAGAGAGAACGCCGTGCCGTCGACAGACTCGAGAGCCGAGTCCATGATGGACGCGACCTCTTCGGTGGTCTTACCGAGGCCGGTGAGCTTCGCCTGTGCGTTCTCGATGCCGGTCATTCGTGACCAGCCGCCGGCGAACGCGGCTGTCATCGCGCCAGCGGCGGCGATCCCGACACCGGCGAATGCGCCCTTGATCGTCGACGTCGCCGCCGTGGTGATCCGGGACAGTCCCTCCATGCCCGTACGCCACACGCCTGCCATGCCGCGCACGACACCGCCGACGGTGCCCGTGAGCCCGCCGAGGAGTCGGCCCGCGGACGACACAGATGTGGAGATCGCGCGCCCCATCGGGGCGAACCAGCGTGCAGCGGGCGCGAATACCTTCGCTACACGGGAGCCGACAGCAGAGGCGCCAGAGGCGACCGTCGACCAGGCGCGCGCGAACGGTGCCCCAATAGCCTTCCCTGCCCGCTGGGCTCCCGACTGCATCGTGCGGAATGCGCGCCCCGCGCTCGCGCCGAGAGCGTTCATGCGCGACGCGGTGCCGCCGACGTCTGCGGTGATTCCGCGGAAACCCTGCGCGAACGAGCGTGCGCCCTTCACGAGCGGCCCCGAGAGGATGCGCCCCACGAGTCGCACGGGAGCGAGGAGACCGAGCATGTCCTGCGCGACGCGCTTCATGCCCATACCGCGGCGAGCGCGCTCCGCGGACTGCGTCAGGAGATCCTGTGCAGCCTTGAGGCGTGCCGTCGCGGCGGTTGTCGAATCGTGAGTGGTCTGTAGCCGGCGGGATGCAGACGCGAGCCGCTCCTCGGCCGCGATGACCTGTGCAGAGTCAGCCGCGTACCGCGACCGGGCGGCGGCGAGCTGTGCCTCAGCGACGCGCACACGGCCAGCGGCATCGGCCTCAGAGAGGCGCGACTTCGATAGCGCTCGAGCAGCGCTCGCGACACCCTTCTGTAGGTCGTTGGTGGCCTGCGAGACGCTGTCGCGGATCCCTCGACCGAACATGTCCTTGAAGCCTCGACCGGCCGACTGCCCAGCGGTCGTGCCCGAGCGTCCGATGGACTTCTCGAGACGACGACCGCCAGACTGGCCGGCGGCCTGCAGTTCCTTCTCGACGCTCTTACGGACGCCCTTGAACGTCGCGAACACCGCGACATAGCCGCTACCGATTTGGCTCGACATAGGGCCTCCCCAGGGGTGTCAGTCCGGCATCGCGGAGAAGGTGGTGAGGAGAGCGGCGGCGATCTCGTGGTCGTCGTCGGTAACCTGCACCGCGTCGACAGCTTTCTCGTACAGCTCCGGCACCGTCAGCGGCTCGGATCCCTTTTCTCGGTGTCCGTTGAACCAGCCGACCGCGAGATGAATGAGATGCACGTCGGCGGTAGACATCGCGTGCTTCATGCGTGCGATGTCCGCGAAGAGATGCGACGCGGTTTCCCGCATGAGTCCGAGGATCAGGTCGTGCGCTTCGCCCCAGCGGCACCGGCGGGATCCCACGTCAGAAAGCGGGATCCCGAGCCAGCGTCGGAAGTCGTAGGTGAGCGCTACTCGGTGCTCGTCGATGAATTCGACGAGCCCTCGGATTCCCCCAGGCTCAGCCCGAGCGCCTTCTCGAACTCGTTGAAGAACCCGGTGACGAGTCGCATGTACTCGAGCGCGCCGAGCCCGTTCACTTCCTCCTGCAGGGCTTCGTCGCCGAGCGCCTTCATGACGATCTCGAACTGCTCGTCCTGCTCGAGATCGCGCGCCGCGAGCATCTCGCGCAAGATCGAGGAAGGGAAGTCGAGATCGAGGATGATCTCGCCGCCGTCCTTCTTCTGGAAGTGCAGCATGTCCTCGTCGGTGACGAAGATCTTCGGCTTAGGGCCAGCCTTTGCGGTCTTCGCTGAGGCGGGTCGTGTGGTGGATCGAGCAGCCATGATGGCTCCTTTCAGGGTTAGGGGTGGAGGGGGTTAGGTGTGCGCCGCGACACCCCCGTGGCCGCGACGCACACCGGTCTGGCTAGTCGCCTGGGTTCGTGCCGCCGTCGGCGACGTTGATCACCCACTCGGAGTAGTTCCGGTTCTGGAACCACTCGTGCGGGAGACGACTGAACGTCGTGTTCCAACCGCGCGGCGTGCCGCGTTCCGACTGGTCGCGCTCGACGGCGGAGACGGTCACGACGCCACACGTACGCTCGACGAAGTATCGGCCGGCCTTGGTCTTGTAGACCTCCTCCGTGAACAGCAGGTACTGCTCGCCGGACCCGGCAGCGTCGACGTAGATGTGCCCGTTCGCGTCCGGCTTCACGCCGTGCACGATCTCCCGCACGATCTCGTCGTTCTGCGCGAGCCCAACCTGCAGGGTCGAGTTCGAGTTGCCGGCGGCGAGCTGGTACCCGACCTGCCAGAACTCGGTCGGGTCGCCGTCGGCCTCGTCGGTGGGCTGGAAGCCGCCGTCCTGCTTGATCAGGCCCAGCTTGCGGTAAGCGGCGGGAAGGACGAGCGTTCGTGCTCCGCCCTCGGCGGGGGCGACGACGTTCGCCTCGTCGTACGGCGCGACCGCCGCGAAACCGGTGATCGGAATCGCAACGGCGCTGAGGTCGTTGCCCGCTTCATCTGCGGCCATGATGTCTCCTTCGAGATAGAGGAAAGCCCGCCGCAGTCGGCAGGCGGGTTCGTGGGGGTGGTCTGTGGGGTCACCAATCGCCGATGACGCTGTAGGCGACGGTCATGTACCTTCGGGCTTTGTCGGCCTGCTCGGGCACCGCATAGGGGCCGTTGCATCCGTCCCACTCGATCGATGCGATCGGGGATCCGGGCCAGGTGAGGATCGCCTCGTCGGTCAGGTCCGCGAAGACCTCTCGCGCGAGCTCGTTCGCCGAGAAGTCGTTCAGGCGCGTTCCGGCGAGGACGGAGACGCCTGCGGATCGGTCGAACGTGGGCCATCCGGTGCGCGCGCCGGAGTCATCGCGGACGACGATCTGATCCGGAGACGACACCGTGAGGTCCGCGGGTTCCTTGTTGCCGATCTTCACGACGTCGCCACGCTCGGCGGCACGTTCGCGCAGGTATCGGGTGAGGAACAACTCGAGATCAGGGGGCGTGACTCTAACCACGGCGCGCCACCTTCTTGAGCGCGCGAGCAAGGTTGCCCGTCACGGCCTCGACGAGGAGCGTCTTCCAGTCGTCACCGACCACGCGATAGACGGTGCGATAGCGCGCCTGCTCCTTCTCGATGTGCAGGCCATTCTTGTAGTCCTCGGTGTCGACGGGTGCGCCAGCTTTCGCCTCAGCCAGAACCGCGTTCGCACCCTTCTCCGTGAGCCGTTCGACGCCCGCTGACTTGCCGATCTGGTCGAAGTACTTCTGGTTGAACTGCACGGTCGTGCGCGGCATCCGATCACCCCTTGAAGTCCTCGACGTCGACGACGAGCGTCGGCTGCCAGCCCGTGAACGGGTTCTTGTCGTTCTCGGGGAACCCGACGATGCTCCACACTCGCGTGCCCTGCCGGATCCGGTCGCCGCGGCGCACATCAGCGTCGGGGTCAGGGATGATCAGCTGCTTGCCGGTCGTGGTCTGCCGGCGCACGTCACCGTCGGAGTCCGTGGATCCCTGCGACGAGAAATAGGCGCCGTCGAGCGCCTCCTCATCCGGGTTAGTCCAGTCCTCGCCGATCGGTTCCCCGCTGTAGGGGTCCTCGATGATGCCCGCACGTTGGCGGACGAACGCCTCGCCGAATGCGAAGCCGTCTCCCCCGCCGTCGATCCAGTCGAGCGCGGTACTCATCGTGAGCCCCACTCGAGCCGGTACGTCGACAGGGTCTCCTTCTCCATCGCGAGGAGAGGTATCGAGATCGGTGCCCCGCCGGCGGACGCGTACGAGACGCTCGCGCCGTTGACGGACTGCGACGAGATCACGCCGCCAGCCTGCGGCCCGCGCTTCGCCGCGCCGACGATGACCGCCGCCACCTCGGGCACCTCTTCGAGGTCATACCCGTGACGGAGTGCCACCGAAACTCGGCCAAAGCGTGGCGTCCACCTGCCCGATTGCAAGCGCAGCATGCCCGCTCGCGACGTGTCGACGTCGGCTGTCACATCGACGCCGTCGTTCATGACGGAGACGAGCTCCACGACACGGAGCGACGGCAGGAGAATGTCCCTGCCGCCGCTCCCGTCGAGGGTCAGCGTCTCGTCGATGATGGGGGCTACGTGCCAGCCACAGAAACGCCGGACGGCGCCGTGCGCAGCTTTCAGCCAGAACGCCGCGTTGACCGCGGTCGTCTCGCCCACGATGGGCGGGATCGGGTCAGGCATGTGGCCCCCTTCCCATCACTTCGCGGCAGGTGCCTGGCGACCGCGCTTGACCGTCTCCGGTTCACGCACCTTGGTCGTCTCGGGCTCCTTGACCTTCGTTGCGGCCTCGTCCGACTTCTCGTCGTTCTTCGAGTCGGCGTCGAGCTCCTTGCGGCGCTCAGCGATCTCCTTCTCGAAGTCAGCACGCTCCTGAGCAAGCTGCTCCTCGTGCACACGACGGGTCTCGTCGAGCTCGGCCTGCAGCTCTGCTCGCGCCTTCTCCGCCTCGACCGATGCCGCCGACTCGACAGGGACGTTCGTCCTTACAGCAGCGACGATGTCTTCACGCTCGGCGTCCCGTTTGCGGTACCGGACGTTGTCCTTCACGACGATGTTCGCCATCACTGACCTCCCTCTTCGGCGCCGGCGGCGAGCTGCACGACGGCGAGCTTGGCCGGCTGGCGGAACAGCTGCAGGGCGCGCAGCTCGGCACGGACGTACACGAGGTTGCGCTGGGCGTAGTCCTTGTGCTGGTTGAACGCGAGGATCGCCAGTGCCTCGAAGATCAGCAGCTGGAACGCCCGGAAGTCACCCATCAGCGCCTGCCCCTTGGGCATCGCGGCCGACGTGACGCGGGGAACAGCCCAGATCGACTGCGGCCCCGTACCGAACGGGCCGTTGCCGTAGAAGCGGCCCATGTCGTCCTTGAGGAGATCGAACTCCTCGTCGTCCTCAGGGTTGAGCACGATCGCCTGCGGTGCCGTCGACGACGTCTCCCACAGGAGCGTCTTGCCCTTCCGGACCGACGTGACCGCGTCCGTCGCGAACGCCTGCTGCAGAACACCGGTGGTGTTCATGATGCCGTTCGGCTCGTCGTTGTCCTCGTCGCCCACGAGCACGACCCGCTCGATCTCGTCACGCAGGTTCTGCGTCAGGATGCCGTTGATCAGCGATGCGAGCGCGCCGTCGTCGTTGAGCTCCTGCTGCGTCGCCTCGATGCCGTCGGCGTAGGTGTGAGCCTTCGCGTCGGCCGTGCGGGTCTGCAGATCCGAGATCGGCTTGAGGCCGTCCGACGGCGCCGTGCCGCCGGGGGCCGTGGTGCCGTACTCGCGCACGATCTTGGCGTTGTTCGTCACCGAGATCAGCTGACGGTACTCAAGCCACGCGGCATCCGTGGTACCGACCGTGATCAGGTCGAGGAGCGTGTTCGGCTTCCGGTAGGTGACATCCTCGATACCCGGCAGGCGGGTCGGGGTCGTGTCGCCGTTGTCGACCGTGTTCAGCGGCGCCTTGATCGCCCGCATCGAGGCCTTCTTCGACGTGACGCTCTTCGCCTCGATCGAGATCGGGGTGCCCTTCGCGACACCGTTCGGGTGACGCTCACGGAACGCCTTGAGCGCCTCCGAACCCACGAACGCGTCGCCGACCGATTCGGCGGCACCCTCACGACCCTTGCGCGATTCGCGCTCCGGCGCGGGCTTCTCGTCTTCGACGGTGACCGCCGACTTGAGCGCCGCGGCGGCGTCCTCCTGCGCCTTGATCTTTGCCTGCACCGCGTCGATCTCCGACTTCAGCTCGGGGATGCGTGCGACGTCTTCCTCGGTGAGGTCGTCCGCCGACTTCTTACTGAGTTCCTCGACCTCTGCGAGCAGGGCCGCCAGCTTTGCCTTGAGATTCATTTCAGGCTCCTTTCTCGGCCCCGCGGGCCAGGTTGGTGAGAGTGAGCAGCGCGGCAGCCTTCTGCTGCGCCAATGCGAAAGCCCCCGAGGATTCGGGGGCTGGGTCTGCGTCACCGGGGTCCGGGTCAGCGGGTGGGGGTGCGTCGACGGGCGCCGGAGGATCCGACGTCGCGGCGACAAGCTCTGCGGCGGACTTCACGTCGATCACCCGGGTCTCAGGGTTCGAGCCGCGGAGCACGAGCGACACCTCGACAAGGTCGAACTCGTAAACGGCCCAGACGTCACGGGCGCCACGCTTCTCGAGCCGCACGGATCCGGACGGCTCGAAGCCGCCGATCGAGAACTCGCGGACGCGGCCGGACTTCACGAGCCGGTAAGCCTTTTTGCCGTCCGGGTCGTCCATGTCGAAGTCGATCGTGATGACAAGGCCTTCGTCAGTCTCCTCGCCTATGAAGCCGCCGAGGTGAGCGCCGAGGTCATCCCACTTGTGATGCCACATGAACGGGAACGGGAACTCGCCGCGGCGTTCAAGTGCATCCTTGAACGCTCCCGGCATCAGTTCTTCGTCCTGGTCGTCCACGACGCCGAACGCCGATACGAGGGCAACCACGCGCCCCAGGTCGTCGTCCGCGTCCTTGAGCGTGATCCCGAAGCTCTTGCGCGCCTCACGCACTGCTGGTGCTGCCATCTGTGCCACCTCCTGATTTTTCGTCGTCGCGCACCGTCACCGGCAAGAGCCCGCTGTGTGCGATTGGATCCAGCCCCACCGCGGCGAGCGCCGGCTCCGGCAGGAACCCCGATCGGATCAGACCGTTCGCGGCCGCGATGAGCTTCGCGAGTTCGTCGACTGTGAAGCCTCCGACCTTTGCGGCGCCTGCCTCACCGAGCGCGAGAGATGCGCCGCCGCCCTCTGTCACGCCGTCTTGCGGGGATGCCTGCCCGCCGATGAGGACGTTGAGCGGTGTGAGGATCTCGTCGGTGCCGTCAAGCTTCGGCATGTTCTGCATCGACCGTGCTTCCGCACGCGTCATCCACGGCCCTCCGACCGATGTCGAGATGACCTTGGCCTGCTCGATGAGGGAACCGTTGATCGCCGCCTGGCGGTCGAACTCGGCATAGAACTGATCGCCCGCGGCGAGCGCTGGGATGATCTCGGCGTTGAGCGCCTGCTCGAACTCTTCGAAATGCGGTCCGAGCGTGGGTCCGAACAGCATCTGCCGAAATGCGGCGATGTTCGAGAACGTGCCCTCGCGGGCACCGACCAACTCCGGCGGGACGAAGTAAGACGAGGCGACTTCGGCATCGGTGAGCTTCCGCCCCTCGATGTCGAGCGCATCGACCGGCGAGATGGTCGTGGACCAGTCCTCCCACTCCATGCCGTCTTCGAAGATCGGCGCGCCGCCGACCTTCCCCGCTCGGAAGTCACGGAACGTCTCGACCCAGCGTTGCCGCTGCGCCTCGCCCCACTTCGGGGCGTTGGCTGGCCGCTTCACGATGCCCGAGAACTTCGGGCGCTCGTCCCACAGGCTCCGACGCCACTCGACGGCCGTGGCCTGCTCGTTCAGGATTGCTTCGAGCGTCGACAGCGGCGAGACACCATCACCGGACCAGGCGTCCCACCCAGTGCCGAGAGCGATCGGGAGCTCGGTGAGATCCACTGTGCGGTTGGCGATGTTCACACCGACGAACGTGACCTCGTCCAGCGCGTTCGACTCGATGACGAGCGCGCGCGGCGGGATTCGATGCGGTACCCCATCCGGGGTGAGCACGATGCACCACCGGTCGTACAGGCACTTATCGATCGTGATCCGTTCCATCAGCTTGAAGCCGGAGCGGAATCGCTGGGGTTGGCGCATGGCGCGTTCAGCCGGCGAACCCGATGCGCGGCGGCGGTCGTTGTCTTCGAGTCGTTCGAAGACCTTGAGGGGCACGCTCGCGACGTTCCGGGCAATGAAGCCGACGACCTTCCGGAGGGATGGCTGTGTCTTCCACGCCTTCTCAGGCGAGAGCTTCGACATGCCGCGCACTGACCGGAGCGGCACCCCGGGATCTGGGACCATGAGCGCTGACGTGCCGGAACCGACCGGAGCGATCGGATCCAGCCGCACGACCTCGTCGGAGATGTTGAACGTCACCATCAGGTCATCACCTGCACAGTGAGAACGTTCTGCGCGAACACGACCACCGTGCCGGGGACATCTCCCTGGTTCGTGGTGACCTCAGCGAGACGGATGCGGCCGAACCGCCACGACCCGACGGTGCGGCCGGTGATCACCGTCCCGTCGACGAGCGATATCACGACTCGGCGTCCGGCGTTCAGGTGCAGCCGATCCATCCACCACATCAGCATCCCGCAGAGCGCGAGCGTCGCAACGACCGCTCCCATGCCCAGAGCGAAGGTGTCCATGAGCGCCTCTTTCCTAGGCCACGAGTAGCCCGTGTTCCTCGTACGCGGACGACTGAACGTCCGGTTGTTCTTCAAGCCCGTACGCCGCGTTCGATACGGCGATGAGCGGAGCAATGTCGACTGGCGATCCCGCGCGATCCCAGATCTGCACGTCGTTGAGCTTCTTCACGACGGCGCCCGACACGGCGACGTTGAGCGCTTCCTGGTTGCGGTGACGCATCCGGGCTTGGTCGACGCGGTCACCCATACGGCCCGTGGCAGCGCCAAGCGCTGGCCCGGACACTTCGATGACGGTGAGACCGAGCTTCTCGAGCGGTTCCTTGAACTCGGACGCCGCACAGCCGCGCGCCTGCAGGGCGACGAAGTCGATACCCCACTCGTCGGCGATCTGCTTCACGAGCCCGGCGACCTTGGTCATCCGGCCGACGTGGGCGATCACCTCGAGGTGTTCGAGGCCGTCCTCGCGCCACCCGGCGACACCGATCCACGTCTTCTTGCGATCGCGCGAGGTATCGATGCCGAGCACCATCGGCGACCACGGAGCGATCTCGGATCCGGCCGAGACTAGCTGGCCGTCGTAGTCGATCTCAGGCGCGTCGGCGAGCTGTGCGAATGCTTCGACGTCGAGGTGCGGCGTGATCTCCGCCGTCACCCATTCGCCGAGCACCTCCGTCCGGGTCACGAACTCCGGTTCGCCTGACTCAAGGTCGGATAGGAGTGCGTCGACTTCGTAGCCGTACCCGATCGACGGGTTCGACATCAGGTAGGCGTCGGGGTTGTCGAGCTTCGATTTCGGCGGCGCCGACCATTCGAAGAGACCCACGGACACGTCGTGCGTGTTCGCGTACTCCTCGGCCGACATGATGCCGCCGGCCACGTACTCGTCCCAC